TCGGGGATTTTAAATCCAAAAAGTTTTGCCATCGTATAAACGTTTTGCTACTATTATAGCACTATTTATGCTCCTGTGCCAATTTGTGTTTTAGACTCTGAATCTTGAACATCAACCCATTGTACTTGTAGTTCTACAGTAAACTCCTCAATTGTATCAGAACTATCATAAGATAGAGGAATGTCTGAAATATTTGTTGGGAAAGTTCCGTGAAACTTATACATTTTTAAAACAGGAAGTTGTGCAGCACTATCAGGTGTTGAACCACTTAATGGAGCTCTACCCAATTGTCTGACAAATAAATCTTTTTGATACGCTGTCGGATCAACAAGACCAGCATTATCTTCGTGCTTATTAATTAAATTCATCCATCTTTCAAACGCTGTTCTGATTTTAAAATCAACATCGTTAATAATGGTGATTGTCCAAGGATCAAATGTACGATCTCCTGCAATCTTTAAATTTCTCCCTCTGAATGGAACAAGAATAGGTGCAATGTTTGAAGCAGGTAATTGTGCTGCTTTAACTAAAAATCTACTCTTATCTGCAATTTCATCTTTTGTTGAGTCAACAGGGATTGCAATATCAGGGAAAAATAATTCACATTCAAATAAATTAGGACGAGCACCACCCCCGACCATCTTACCCTTGAATGCATCAAGGGTTCTATCTTTAGTGCTTGGAATGTTTAGGTTAGCCATTTAATTTTGTTCCTCTAGTAAGTTAAACGTTTCCAACGACTTCTTCAAAACTTACTCCTGTGCGTGTAGCAACAAATGTAAGTCCGATAAAGTTAATCGACCTTGCGGGTTTTACGAAAATGTCAGCCTTAAATTGATTCGCATCAATTACTGCTGGAGTGTTGTTTGTTTCATCACAAATTACAACAAAGTCAGTGATACCTCTCTTTGCTTTTACATCACGAAGGAAAGGATCAACAATATTTAAGAAGTTAGTTCTTGTAATTACATCATTAAATTCGAACAACTGATCTCTTGCTGCTCTTTCAATTGTATCCTCTAATGTGAGGAACAAACGACGAACATTGATACGATCAAATGCTGATGCAACACCAAGTCCAGTTCGATCACCAAAGAGAATGATTCCTGCACCTGGAGATGCAATCACTGGATTGATTCTCTTAGGGTATATGATATCTCTTTGTGCCTGTGATGGATTATATGCTAATTTAATCGCTCCATTTATTGCTCCTCTTGACGCACCAGCTGGTGAGAACCAAGAGAATGAATTAATTGATGTCCTTGCCATTAATCCACCTATATCACCGTTTAGTGGGATAAATCTAAATTCATTATTAAATCTATCAAATGTGTATTTGTAACCAGAGTCAAATACAGCATAAGATGATGATTGAAGTGCAGCAAAGAAATCAACTATGTTATCTGTTTGCTTATCTGAATTAGATTGATTAACAACACCTGAACGATGTGGTGATATGCATGCAATACAATCTTTTCTTAGATCTGCAATTGAAATTAATGCAGATGCTTTTGCTTGAGCGTCAAAAATAGTACCGCTACTTGGGCCCTGTAGTATAAAGTTAATTGTATATTCTGCTGGATTTTTAAGAATATTGTATGAATTAATAACGTCACCTTTATCAATTTGATATCCATCATGAACTGTGACTGAATTAACCACTCTAGAAGAGTAATCCTTTCCACCAACAAAATCGTAAGATCTGTTACCTTCAACATTATATGTTACACCTGAAGCATTAGTTCCCCAATTTCCTGAAGTTGTTGCAAAGTCTTTAAGGTCTGTATCACCAGAACCAGAATTTTCTGCTATCAAACCACCTGATACTCCGCTTGGTGCACCACCTGCATAGATGAACTCTGATACATTTGCAAGATAGGTTTTGTAGTAAACTTCTTCTGCTGGTTGTCTCTTACCATCTTTTGCTTTTGAAAGGTAAAGATGTTTTTCAACTATGTTACCTGCAACTCCTGTTGCACTACCATCTTCATCAATAACTACAACATGAATTTCATCATTTTTTGATTCTCTTGACTGAGCGTACTCAGAAGTGCCTGGTTTTTCTGCAATTGTATTCCAAGCAATATCAGCACCTTTGGTTAATCCTAGTGTTTGAGAATTATACCAGTCTTTAACAGTTGCTGATGTATAAGTTGAAATACCATCACCATCACTATTATTAACGAATATGGTATTTGTATTGGTTGTTGTTGATGTTCCTGATACATGTGTAAATGTAAATATCGCACCATCACCTGAAGTTGATATTCCCGTTATCGCTTTATCAACTGTTATTGTACTTGCCCCAATCGAAACAACTGTTGTTCCAGCAGCAACTGTGGAGTTACCACCAGTTACAGTAACTATATCACCCAATTGGACATCACTGCTAATTCCTGCAATACCTGCGGTTGTTCCAATTCCTGTAATTGTAATATCAAAATCACTATCAACAACACCAGATGTTGTTCCTATTCCTATTGATGTAGTTGTTGTTTCAGTTTCAGATGTTGCAGTTTTAAATTGAAGTTTATCATAAGTTGTTGGAGATGCAGTTCCTGTAGCAACATCTACTTTATCAATTACTTTAACAGTTATTTGATTTGCTTGAATTCCTGGCCCTCCAGTGGTTCCAATTCCAGTTATAACCCCTCTCATGAATCCAGATCCAAAAGCAGATGTTGTTCCACTTCCAACTTCAATTCTTCCAGTTATTGATTGGGTAACACCCATTCCAACACTTAACTTAGCAGTTGATCCAACAGTAATTACCTGATCAGCAAAATGATCGATTGTGAATACCTTTAGTCCATTACCCCAAGTACCAGGATTTTTTGCTGCATAGAAAAAATTAGTATTACTCGTATGATTTGCTGTATAATCATCATATGATTTAATTTTTACTGTTGCATCCTGATCATTTGCATTATTCAAACTTGAATTATCAGATCTTAAAACTCTCAATACTCCACCATATGAAAGATATGATGATGCAGTCATCCAATATTCAAATTGTCCGTCTGTGTTTAGTGGTTTACCATAAGTTGCAAGAAGATCTTGCTCGTTTTCTACTAGTATCGGTACATCAATGGGGCCTTTTTCAAATGGGCCAGCAATCGCTCCGACCAGTTCTTGTGCTCCAGATATATTACCGATAGTCAAGTCAACTTCTCTTACCTTGACTCCAGGAGATACTAAGTTAAGCGACATGTCTTTCCCTCTTTATAAAAGATTCAATTTTACTAAAAGTATTTATTAATCGCTACTTTTACATTGGGGAAACAATGCATGAACATCACCAATCAGGATATGTCCATTCTTTTGATGTAATTAAATTCTTTCTACTCTTGATAATTCTTTTAACCGTGCATATTTTACATTCATACGAATATGCAGATGGAAAATTTCTTTTATTCTTACGTACCAAATAAAAATCATTCACTAAATCTTTTATCTCTCCACAAACTCTACACTTTCTTTCTTTGAAGAGTAGATGCTCTAAATCAAAACCAAACTCTTCATCCATATTGTTTCAACTCTTCCAAATAATCAATCCACCAATCTGGATCAGTTTTCATTTTCCAATTGGGAACTTCCATACCTCTCTCTGAATACCACTCAAATAAGATACTATCAATCTTTTGTGATATTCCAATACTCTTCTTCCTCCTCGTCAACGTCTGCATACGCATCTGCCAAATACGGGCCGTGTGGTCTGAGAGATTCTTTTTTAACATACGTAGATTCAGCATTTGTAGCAGATAACCATACCGCAAGTTTCATAACTATGTAGATAATTACTAATGGTAAAAAACAAGCAATAAGAATAGCAGATTTCATAATACTTGAATAACTCCTACTATTTCTGGAAAAGTCTGTGTGAGATGTCTTTCGATTCCCATCCTTAGAGTTTGAGCACTCATTGCACATGACTCGCATGCACCACTCAATCTTACTTTTGCAATTGCTGCTTTTTCATCTTGTTTCACCCCATAGTACATCCTAACATTTTCATCTAAATCAAAATCAACATCTACAAGTTCTAGATATCCACCATCTGATTCAATGTATGGTCTAATATCATTTAGAGATTCGTTTACTTGCTGAAGTGTGATACTCATACTCTTTCCAATCTAATTTAATACCCTTGTGAGCTAAAAGAACTAACTTTGCTTGAGTCATTTTTTTACTGTAAAAGATGATGCTCTCATCTCGTAATCCGATGTCGCCACTCATAACTTTTCCTCATAAGATGGTTTTCCAAATGTTTTATACTCTAATTGTTGTTTTAGAAATTCAACTTGTAGTTTTAAACTTTTGTTTTCTTTTTCTAAATCTTCAATGTGTTTTTCGTAAACAGTGATCATGTTTTCCAATTTTTCTAATTTTAACTCCTTATCCCAATCCATTATACCCTACAAAAATTATTTAAGCATTTAATATTTGCTTTATCTTTGTTTTTTGTAACATTAACGATACTCCCACATATATGAACGGTCTCCATATTCATCAACATGCCATCTATCCCCCTCATTATCTACAAAACTACCATCATCCAATCCATCAGAAATAAACCCAAAAGGTGCCATGTCTTGCTCAATCTGATTCTTCTGCTCTTCATATAATCTTTTCCTTACATCCTGATCTGTAAGTTCCTTAAAGTAATCCTGTGCCACTAACCAAGCATAGATCACAAGACACATTGCCAAGTCATCATTACACCCCTCCTCAGCCTCAAACGAATTACTTTTTGATATAAATGTAGTGAGTTCTGATATTATCTCATAATCTTTGAATAATAATTTATTCTCTTCAATCATTGTTTTAAGATTCAATGCACCAACTTTTTTGACTGTTTTTGACATCTTTACGCCAAGTTGGGTTTTCTTTCCACTAAATCCCTGACCTACAATTTGACCTGCACGACCCCTCATCGAACACATTAAAAGGTTTTCATACTCCATATCAAAATTAAGTATTGAAGCAATCTGATCTCCTATATCATTTACTTCACAAAGAATAAATGCTTGATTATAATTCATTGCCACTTCGTATATTATATTTGGAAACAACATTGGTTTAATTTCATTGTTTCGATATTTTGCTACAACTTTATGTGGAAACTCAGTAATATCAGTTAATACAAATGCAGAGTAATCTTCTCCGACACCTCTTGCAACGTCAACCGTCATTAAGTAATCGTGATTTTTTTCTGAAGGAACATAAATGTCCAGACCTGCATTCTGTTTTATTGGGTTTTCATATACTAGTGCTTTGAGTTTACTTGGAGCAATCAGAGTATCAATAGATCCCAAGAACTCACATTCAAACTCAATCTTAAATTGTTGTTCTGAAGTGTTTGCAATTGTTTGTTTTTTCCATTTTGCATTTCGACCTGGTACTTCAGACCAGTGAACATCAGTCGGTGTATATTCATTCTTACCTCTTTCTGCATCGTGCCACAGTCGGTAGAAATGATTCATACCGTGTGGAGTAGAGACTATGATGACTTTGGTTTTTTTACCAGAAGTAATAGTAGGATATA